CGGGGGCTGTGTGTTTAAAAGGGGTCAGGCCCTCGGGACGATTTAACAAGAAGGCATGTCGAGGATGGTTCCCGGAGCCTGAAATAAAAAAGCCCGCGACAGGCGGGCAATATGGGGGTAAGGCAATGTCGGCTCTATGGCCGAAGGGTCCCAGGTAGTGGGTTTGGTTTGTGGTGGCCGGTGCTGAACTCCGGCTTTACGGGCGTTGCCCGCCAAACGACTGACCCTATCGAGTCCCACTGTGCGCATCAGCCTGCGCATTCACCACAACGGAAAGAGCGCTGGTAATCTGTAGCGGGTGGTTAGTCGCGCGCGCCGACGTGACGCGCGGCCCATTCCAGCATGGTCAGCGCTTTTTCCTGTTGTGCAGAAATGAAAAAGCCACCGGCGTTAACCAGTGGCTCTAAATTATTGGTGATGGCTCAAGTCGCGTTTTTGCTGTCGCCACACAATTCAGCTTTTGGGCTTTCGATGTCCCCGATTCATGAGCGCTGTCATCTTGCACTTCATCACCTCAACGAAGGCATTAACCCATCGTTAGAATCGAGATTAACCAAAAATCGCCACTTTGTAAATAGATTTCCTACAGAAAGTTAATCCTGTAGGAAATATTTCTCATTGCGTAACTTTTTTGAGCATGCTGTTGGCATATTCCTCCTGCTTGAGGCACTCGCCAACCAGGCTTTCGAAGAAGTCTTTGTAGGATCGGCGCCATGTCGTCTCCGGTATTTCGATAACGTTTTCACTAATGAATTTGCGGACGCTTTCTGGAAGCAGACGCGAATAACCACGACCATTGCAGCGTGAACATGTTTTGTTGGCCGGTACGCCACCTTGCTGACGTGTCTTCTCTTCGTCCAGTACGACACCCTTCCCATTGCAGCGGCATGCGTTGCTGACCACGCCCTTCCCTTTGCATTTTTGGCAAAGAACATTCACCGTCTCCCGTTTCTCTTTCAGGTGTGGTCTTCCAATGTGCTTCATGGTCATGACCTCTGCTTCAACGAAGCGATCACCATTGCAGCAGTCGCACGTGCGGGTGCTGGCAGCGCTGCGGGAGTAGTCCTCGAAGGCAAAGGTTGCGAGCAGTTGCATGACCTTCGGCTTAACATCAGATTCAAGTTTGCGTAGGGCGGCCACCTTGTCGCAGTTCTTCAGCGCGTACTGAGTAAGCAGATCAACCGCCTTATCACGGTCAAGGGAACTTATACCCATTTTCCCCAGGAAAGCGGTGTATCCCATCGATGCTCGTTCCTGAGTCATCCCCATGGCTGCCATTACGTCCGTACCAGTCAGAGAGTCAGACGCAGTAGCGCGAGGAGAATCACTGATCATGGTTGATTTTGCGAAGTGGAACTTCAGCGTGTTCTCAAGGTTCATTATGCGGCTTCCTTATGTGGCTGGTTGTTTTTGGTCTGGCTGTGCTTTGCTACTGGCGGCATGCTGGTGCGCTTAACGCTATCTGCCTGGTACCGGATGATCTGGTCACGAGTCATTCGTCCACCCTCTCGTTCTGCCAGAGAGGAAGTGGAGACTTATCCCCGGCGCGGCGTATGCGGGACTTGGCGTTCTTTTCAATCTGAATGAGCTTTTCGATGTTCTGGCGGCGCTGCTTTTCCTCGCGGCGAAGATACTTAACGCTTTCCCAGTAGCGAGACTCCTGGTCGCAAAGTGTCATCAGGTAGTCGAATGGATCGATTAGCGTTTCGCATTTCCGACAGCGTAGCGTCCGTTCTTTTCCGTTAATCGATACAGCCGAGTGCAGACACATGACCTTTTGGCCTTCACGCTGAATGACCAGCCCATCCTGCAGGTCGTTATTCTTTGACGGGAAAGCGACAACCTTGCCCAGTTCAATTTCGGTTTCTGTGCTCATGCGGCCTCCTGCTGTTTCAGTGCTTTGAGCTTGGCGCGGTACTCATCGCGGATCCGGATGAAATCTTCCCGGCGGTAGTTGGTCATTTCGTGGGGGCCATTGAGCCAGTCGACGTAATCCTGCCCGTAACGAGCGACCAGGCCCGCTTCGTATTGCTGCGCGACCGTCGCCTCTTTGGCGGTGTACTTGCCGGCCCCGGCATTACAGGATTTGCACTGCTTATGGGCGTTGCGCTCTTCAAAGCGCAGTTCAGGGTTAGCGCCGACCGTTTTGAAGTGGCCGCAGTCCCACTGGCCGCCATGAAGATCAGGCGGGTTGGTCTCGCCGCAGCTGATGCATGGCAAACCAGCATCACGCGCACGGATGTAGGCGTTGAATGCCTGCTGAGCCTGCGCTTTGTAGTATCCTGCTGGGCGTAGCTCTGCCAGCCTCTCCTTGCGGCGTTTGCGCCCGGCCTTCTCTGCCTCCTTCTGCTCCTTAATTCGCTTAGCGGCGGCTTTAACCTTCTCCTTTTCGCGTTCTTCCATCGCGAGGATTGCGCCGTGCTCCGGACAGCACCAGCGGATCCGGATGTCGTGGAATTTCGGCACGAAGTATTCACCGCATACTTTGCACTTACGGCGGGATGGCTTACGCACGTTTCCTCCTCGCCGCGAGACGCAGCCATTTCTGATCCACCAGGCGGGCTGTGTAGTCTTTCAGTGTCGGGATGTCGGACGGCTTAACCGCGGGCTTGCGCTGGCGGCGCGCCGGAACGCGGAAGATTTCATTGGTGATAACGCGGGAAAGTGGAGTAGACATCAGGCCTCCTGCTTATCGCGCAACTGCTGGTATTCACAGCTCTGCGGAATGGTCAGGTGACAGCCGATGTTCATCGCCCAGGCTTCGACTTTGCACAGGAAGATGTACATCTCGCCGGTTTCCAGCTCGGACGTATGGCGGAGGGATTGCACGGTGGTGACCTCGCCGGACACGACATCTACCCGGTCTTTGCTTTCATATCCGAGATAGGTGTGCTTCATCGCGTCTTTGACCCACTCAGGCGTAGCGAAGGCCTTACCGCGGGCGATGAGGTAGTCGCTGATTTCCGTGTACCACATGTGGCTGAGCGCGTTCTGAGACAGGCTGCGCTTCTCGCGCCACGGCTTCACCTGCAGGCGGAAGCATTGCCCTGCATCCAGCAATGGCTGAATCTGCTGGCCGATGGCCGCGAAGTTACCGCGATGGAGTTTGATGCCGTCTACTGGCAGAGTCATACGGCCTCCTTAACGGAAACCGCAACATGCAGAAAATCGCAGGTGCCGTTAAGCATCTGTGACAAGGTGAGGAGTTCAGATTGTGGTCGCATTTAAGTCCCCTTAAATGCGCAGAAGTCACCAATGGGTGTTCAGGCCATCAGCAAAGAAAGTATGGACGGTTGATTCAACAAAATCAACTGAAGAGAAAGGCCTCCGAAGAGGCCTGTTTGTTATGCGTCGAATGGGTTAGGCATCATCCACCTCTGGCTTTTTGAAGTTAGCCTCAATTGACTCGCCAAGGCGCTTTAACCAATCAGCCAGTTTTAGCGCCGCTTCTTCCGGAGATTTCTGCCCAGGGAAATCAGTGATGATGATGCTGGCTTGATGATTACCAAAACCATCTCTGTTTATCACCATTCCCTGCTCAAGCACTGTCTGCTGGTTGCTGTGCTTAACGTAGTAACGAGCCTCGGAGTTTCCAGTGCTACGCTCTTTGACGTAAGAGACAAGCTCCACCTCAGTTGTGATGGTCTTACCGCGCTCCGCCTCAAGACGCTGAACTCGCTTAGCGAAATCGTTCATTCAGCCTCCTGCTGCGGTGCTGCTGCGAGCATGGCCACATACGCACATTCCATCGGCCCCGGCGCAGGCCTGTCATGAATCTGTATTTGGTTGCGCTCGTAATGTGCTGAGATTCCAGACTGGAGCATTTCCGCTGTCGGCTCAGCAGGTACTATCACCCAACCATCCGGAATCACCGGAGAGTTGCCGCTCACGGCCTCCTGGAAGCGTTCAAGCTCCACGTACTCCTGACATGACCACCCGCCATCAATAAAATCGCGAGCTTCAACAGCATCGAAAGTGAACGATGTTTCACCGCCGGTTGGCGAGGTTAGGCCGTACAGGTCTGCTACCGGCTTAAACTGTGTGGCTGGAATATTTTCCGGAATATTTTGCGGTTCGTTTTGTGGTAGATCGGCACCCTGAAGCATGGCTGCGCGATAGGCGTTCCAGCCGACAGCTTTTCCGTGTTCAAACGCGCTGTCAAAGTCATCATCCATTTCCATCGCAGCGGGCACAGATACCGGTGCTGGCGGGGCGGTGTATACGGGAAATGCAGGTGAACCATCGCAGGACTTGTCACCAGGCTTGGCCTCAACAACGTATTCCTCACAGCCATCAGGAGCGCGGAACCCTTGATGCCAGGTGAGATAGCACACAGGCTCCGCTTCGAACGATACCAGCGCGATAGCAAGCAGCTCGTTATCCATCGCTAATCCATCAGCGTCCGGGTCTCTGCTGATGCGATATTTATTTATTGCCGTCACCTGGTGAATGCGGGCGATTAACTGCTCTTTGGTGAATTCTCTGGTAATAGTGCTCATGGACTTTCCTTCAGCCATCTCTTCATCGGTTTCCCATAAAACGCGCGCCTGACCCTCACAGACCTGAATGACACCGCCACGACCGCAGGAGTTGCACTTAACGGCATCGTCATCCCACAAGCCAGTTTCATTTCCGCGAACGGTTTTTACTGTGTGTGATTTATTGCCGCAACGACATTTGTTGAGCCAGTTAATGGTAATTGTGCTCATGGGCGAATCTCCGTCCTGCCACCAAGTAAGCGGATTGCCACTCGTTCCCGGAAGGTAAGCGGTCGATGGTGTCCGCGGGCATTAACAATTTCAGGCTTTCCATTAGGCGGATAATTGACCCTGACCGATTGACCATCTAGCGCGTGAGAAGCCTCGAGTAGTGCTGACTTTAAGTGCGC